CTCCACAGCCCTGGCAGACACCCTGTGCAAATACCCCGACTCCCCAAACCGGACCTGGCGTTGCATCTCCTCCAACAAGTCCAGGTCGAACACAGGGTTGCCTGACTTGACGAACGCCTCCTCGGGTGTCGTCGGATATTCCTGAGCGAGCTGCCACGGCAGCATCGATTGTTTCTTCTCTTCGTACCATGCCGGCCCGCGGTCCTCGGTCGCAGACCACGGAAAAAACATTGGTTCAAACTTGTTCGCACCAGTCGTCGAACCTACCCACAGTCCGTGGAAGAAGTTTCCCGACCCGTTAGCGGTCGACAGGCCGATGATGCGACCGCCAACGTCGGCAACCGGCTCTATAGAAGCCCACGCCTCTTCAGCGTTAGGGAGGAACGCCCATTCGTCAACCACAACCAGCGTCGCTGACTCGCCTCGAGCAGGATCGGATGCCGAAGGCATCGAAGTAATCTGGCTACCATTCGCAAACCCCATCTTCTGCTGATGCTCAATCAGCGACTTCGGGCCCCGATCCACCATCCATTTCGGCATGTGGGAAAACCCGTACTTCGACTTACGCAACAACAACACCGACTCGCGCTCCGTGCGAGACAGATCGATGATGTTCTGATCAGGGTGGAAGAACGCCAACCAGAACTGGTGGGCGGCCACCAAAGTCGTCCACCCGATCTGGCGGGCCTTCAACGACAACGAATACCGGTACTCGCCCCAATGCTCCAAAGCCTCCGCCTGGGCTTTCCGCAACTTGAACAGAATGCGCCCCTCAGCAGGATGAGCTATATACCAGTAATGCTCCAGGAAATACTTTTCGCTACGAACACACTTCCGCCACTCCGCCTCCTGGCGGAGCTCACCGAGGCGTGACATTACGCATCTGGCCGCAATGCCGGCACTCTTCCCAATCCCACTTCGTGGCAGTCGCATAAGACTGCCACTCGTGCTCACCGCGCTGTGGGGCCCCCTTCCTGTACTGCCAACAAACGTCAGGCATCAACCCACCTCGATAAAAATGCACTCACCAGGACACTCCTCAGCAGACTCTACAACAGCCTCGAGGAGTTCCTCAGACACCGACGCCGTCCCCTCAGCCATCTTCAACACAGGATCACCCTTGCCGCCCTCGGGACCAGCAAGCGACTTCCAATGCTCCTCCTTGACGTAAGCCAACCCGTCGTCAGCCATCTCGAAAATCGGCGGACAAATCTCCGCACAGATCCCATCACCCGTGCAAAGATCCTGATCAATCCAAACTTTCACCTAATCGAACAACGACTGTAACGTCCGCCCCAAACCCCAAACCGTGAACGCAACAAACACGAACATGGCCGTCACCACGCCGCACAACACCCACTCCCTCACTGACACGACTCACACACCTCAGGATCCTCAATGCCGCACTCCAACACCTCATCGGCACCAGGGCCATAAAACGGATCCCCCCACGGACCCAACACAGGATGCTCACCAAAAGCCTCCTCACGCCACCCCAAATCCTCATCAAACCTCGGACCGGCCATCACGCTCCTCACGCTCCAACGCACAACAAGACCCGACATGACAAGGAACCCCCCTGGCATGCATCGCGAACACCTCACGACGCAACTTAGCGCGCTCCTCAGAACGAGCAGCCCGCAACAACCCCATCTGCTCCGCCCGATCAGCCCTCATCGCCAACCTCCACATCACGAAACTCGGCGACCAAAGCCTCCAACTCGTCAGCCAGCTCCAAATCCGACAAACCAGAAGCAACACGCTCATCATCAACAACGACACGCCGCTTCGGCGTGAACTTGTCGATGTACTGCAAATACAAAGACGCCGCCTTCACATCCCCATCCGACGCCAACCTGAACAACGAATCGATCACCGACTGCGTCCGCTCAGGATGAATATTCAACTCCGCACACCGACGATCCCACTCCTTCACAAACCTCGGATCACGCTTAATGCGCCTCAACGAATCAACATGAATATCCCGACCCTCAGCCCACTCCTTCTGAGTACGAGGACTCCGCTCAGAGCCCAGCAACAACCACTCCAACAACTCAGCCCAAAGCTCAGGCATCTCACGCTCACCAGACGACCCCACCGTCCAGCCACGCCCACCACCATTCTGCGGCATGTCAACACCTCCACTACAAACCCGCCCCGTCCCATGTGGGACAGTGCGATCTCTTCATTGGGGGGGGATCAGATATCAGATAGGCACCCCGACGAGGGGTGCCATCAGATATCAGATACGAACTACCCACAGGCAAACAAGAAAGTTGACCCCTGGTCAACGAGTCCTGGCCTGAACGCTCACTCCGAATAGGTATCTATACATATACGCGTGCGCGCCCCCCGCCCCCCCTCGGGGGGTGGGTCGGGCGGACAGGCGCTCGCACGCTCGTCGGCTTCGAGCTCGCCGGCGAACATTCGTTCGATGGGGGACAGGCCGAGATCCGTCCGTTGTCAAGATAATGGACATTATCAGCACAGCAGATCGGCTAGATTGCAGCGCCTGGCCCCTCCCCTATCCGATAATCCTGCATAAAGCGGCCGAATCGTGCATAGACGGCGAATAGGCCCCAGCTCCGCTAGTTCAAGCCGAAAAACCCCTCCCCTATCGGACCTGGTCCGTCGTGTCGGATGCATAACGCCGGCCGGCGCGCCGATTGCCGGCGGACGGACGCCGGCGGCGCGTAACCCATGGCGGATCCGTCGCGGTTGTGATGGTCGTTCTGTGGGTCCGTTCGGTCGGACGTTGTCACTATGTCGACACGGGTCGGATCCGTGTAGTACGGTCGCGGGTGATGTCGGCGAGGTTCGCCGGCGGGAAGGGTAGGCATGGGATTTAATAGGCCCGAAAACGGCGCGGCGGCGGTAGTTGTCCGTCTGCGTCACGGCGGCGTCGTCGTGACCCGCGAGGATGATGGGGCGACGTTGCTAGCGTCGCCGGCGTCCGAGGGTGATTGGGATCGGTTGTGGGCGGTCCTCGAGTCGTTCGGTGGTGGACGATGAGTAGGGCTCCCGATCTTGAACGGCACCTATTGGCCGGCATGCCGGCCGGCGGCTATCCGATCCATCCGCTAACGGGCGAGGATCGGGCGGCGTTTCGTGCGGCCATGATCGCCGCACGGGTCGGGATGGGATTCGAACCGTTAACGGCGGACCTCCTCACCCCACCTAAGGCGAACGTGAAACTAGACAAAAGTAACGCCTACGGGCTGTCACTGTCGCCGGCGTCTACGTCGGGGTGGAACGTCTGCCGTGCATCGTCTGCGGGATGCCGTGCCGTCTGTCTAGCGACGGCGGGTAAGGGTGGGATTCAATCGGTGCAGGATGGCCGGCAGTGGAAAACGGCGCTACTCGCCGCGGTGCCGGCGCTCTTCGTGCGTGCGTTGGCCGATGAACTGCGGCGGACGCAACTACGGCGGCCGGTCGACCGGCTAGGCCGGCGGACCGGTCCGCTAGTGCCGGTCCGTTTGAACGTCCTCAGTGACCTCGCGTGGGAACGGCTAGCGCCGGCGTTGTTTGAAAATTTGCCTGGAAAATTTTCGGGCTTATCGGGGTGCCGTTTCTACGATTACACGAAGAGGACCGGCCGGCGCGTGCCGGCGTCGTACCACCTAACGATGAGTGCGAACGAACGGCACGCCGACGGCGACCTAGCCGCACTGGCCGGCGTCTACGGCACCAACGTCGCCGTCGTATTTGACACGGCACGCGGTGCGGCGTTGCCGGCGACCTATGCCGGCGTCCGTGTAGTGGACGGCGACCTATCCGACTCACGATGGGCGGACGAGGTCGGCGTCATCGTCGGTCTCCGTGCTAAGGGTGCGGCGGTCGGGGATCGTTCGGGGTTCGTTCGGGCGGTGGCATCGTGATCGTCTTCGGTCTCATCGATAACGGCGTGCTTTTGGCATGCATGGCGGCCGGCGTCGGGCTGGACCGCGTATGGCTACCGCGGCGGTGGTCGTCGCCGGCCATGTCCGCGGTGGTGGCCGGCCTACTCGGCAACGCCGTCAGTGATGGTCTCGCCGCCGTACCCATGGGGTGCGGCGCGGTGGCCGGCGTGGTCGCCGGTTGCCTATTGGTTCTCCTCGCGTTGCCGTTGGCGGCGCGTTGGATTGTGGCCGGCGAACGTCGCCGGCTATCGAGCGACGCCTAGAGCGTCGGAAGGGTAGGGACAGTGATGGCAGTACCAACTACGGATAGGACCACGGCGCACCTATGCATCGGGGACGTTATGAGGTCGACTCAGTACTACGGGCAGACTCGGCGGTTCGTCGTGCATTCCGTGACGCCTAAGAGTGTGCGCGTGCGCGAGATCCGACGGTGGGGTCTCGGGGATCTCGAGGTTAAGCGCGTGCGGGATGACGGCACGTTCACGCTCGGGCGGTGGCAGATTGCCTACCTCGAGGATCCCGAGAAGGTAGCGGCGGGCGCGTACCCGCAGGACTTCCCGTGGTAGCCCCACAGGCGGGCTATGGGCACCGGTTGGCAGGCCGGCGCGTGACGATCACCCGCGAGGGCCCGCACCATGGGCGCACGTTCACTGTGCGGCGCGTGATCGGGAGCCGCTTCGGAGGGTTGGCGGTCGACGATGCAGAGCCCACCACGGCGTGGTCGGTGGCCGATGTCGAGGTCGTGGGCTGTGTCCGTTGTGGCACGGAGGACACCGGCCGCTTCGAGCAGTACGGCGAGGTAGCCGAGGTCGACGGTGGTGCCCTGTGCATCGAG